ATAAAGATAGGTCTGAGATGCTCAACAAAGAGGGGGCGCGTCCTCGACGCACTAAACCTCTCTATGTGGTGGACAGCTTTACGATGCCCCACGCTTTCGTAATCTTTAAGACCTCCAAGCTTCCACACTTGGTCCAATTCAAGAGAGGAAGCATCGAATCAGAAGACTATTTGTCTCGCGTGTACAAAGAGCTTGGTCTCTGATCGACGAGATCCTGATACTCACTAATCTTTTTCTCATACTTCTTGTTCTTAGTGTACAACAGTTTTAAATTGTTCACAATGACGGTCGTAAAATAGTTAAAGGCTGATCCTTTGGACGGTTGGAAATTCTTTAACGTCTTGAGAATTAGTAAGAAACATTCTTGTTTTGCGTCCTCTTTGTCTATATTAAACTTGAAGCTTTCGATGATGTTAGTGATCAATAGATCGAACAGTCCCATTAATTCCGCCTCATGCTCTGCATTGTCGGCAAGATAGAGTGGGATGATTTCTTCAAATCTTTTGTTATCTATGTAATACACTTTTTTACCCATAACCTATAATAGACGAATGCGCGAACTCAAAAACATCTACTCAGGACTTAAGCCCTCCTGTGACAATGAATTGTGTGATGGGTGTACGATTCTCAAGCAGAGTAAGCCCGAGTACGCTTACATGGATTACGAAAAACTTGACCAAGGAGACGTTCTCTTCTTGTCTGATTCGTTCAAGCACAGGCTAGGAAAACTGGAGCCCTTCTCAAAGAAGGAAAAGGAATTAATTCGTGGATTGTATCCAGAGAAGGCCCAGTTCTCCGCTGCCATTAAATGCCCCGGTGTTAAAGACGGGGATATGACCCCTGCCGATCTTAAGTTGTGCAGAGCCCACCTCGATGCTACGATTGATAAGGTTAAGCCGCGCCTTGTCTTTGCTTGTGGCAACTTGGCTATGAAAATGTTAATTAAGAAGAGCGGTATTACTAATAAACGAGGTAACTCTTATGATTTCACCACTAGTTCTGGGCATTCTTGCATCGTTGTTCCTGTTTACCATCCTTATGCTGTACTTAAGGAGCCAAGACACAGGTACCTCTTCGAAACAGACATCAAGAATGCATATGAAAAATATGTACTTGGCAAAACGAACTCCGGGAACTTCAGGTTTTCTACGGAAACCGAAGTCGAAGGGGTGGAAGCTGTAGCAGAGAAGCTCTCTACTACTACCGAAACTATCGCCGTAGACATTGAGACTACTGGCCTTAACTTTCGGAAGGACATTATTCAGACTATCGCTATTGCGACAGAGGAAAACACTTACGTCATCCCGCTTGACCATAAGGATAGTCCGTTTAAGGAAGGAGAACCTGATCGAGATAAAGTTTGGGTTCTCCTTCGTTCCATCCTAGAGAATCCAAACAATAGAAAGGTGTTCCATAACGCTAAGTTTGATCTGAAGTTCCTTATTAATTACGGGATCTCTGTGACGAACGTGTGGGATACGAAGATCATGCACCACTTCATCAACGAGACTGCTCCTAAGAGTCTGATGGATCTGGTTAAACTTTACTTTGCAGACGAGTTGGAGAACCTCTAATGCTTACAATTAAAAACCCCAAGACCTTCGACTGGGCTAACATGGCTTTGTCGGACTGCTGCGAGGGCAATGCAGCGGACTCATACTTTACGCTTAAGCTCTTCAACCTAATTGAGGAGAAGCTAACTGAACTTGGAATGTCTCGTTTGCTTTGCAAACTTATCATGCCGTCCCTGTCTACCTTCTCCGAGATGGAGTATGAAGGGATGCGAGTCAGCGAAGAGAAACTTGAGTCAGTAGGTCGCCAACTTCGTGTGGCTAACATTGAGGAAGAGGATAACCTTTACTCGTTCGAGCAGGTACAGACTTCCGATAATCTCTCTTCAAATAACGATCTGATCGAGGTATTATATACCCGAGAAGGTGCGTTCGAAATGTACCCTCCTGACCGTACAGCCAAGGGTACTCCGTCTGTGTCTGCCCCCACGCTTAAACTACTACTGGAACATATTGAAGAGGAGCTAAAAAGGCGTGGGTAAGTGGGATCATAGAGACGAAGGGAAAAGAATCAGCCAGTCCGTCCTGCAAGGCAAGACAACCGAAGACCTAAGAAATTCCCAAAAGTTTATCAAGGGATTACTAGACCTTCGTAAGTCGCAGAAGCTGACCAAAACTTATATCGAAGGGACCAAGAAGGCCATCAAGTATAATGGTGTGCCTAAAGTCTTTGTAGACTACCGCTTCGATGGCACTGCTACGGGTCGCCTCTCCTGTGCGGCTTATAGTGCCAAGGAGGCTATGGGAGTATCCTTCCACACGCTTCCACGGGACACTGATAATAACATCCGAAGTCTCTTCAATTGTCCTGAGAACTATCGCTTCATTACTGTAGACTATGCAGCCATGGAACTTCGTGTGCTGTCCCACATCGCAAAGGATGGGAATATGCAGACAGCGTTCACGAAGGGAGCAGACCTCCACACTTATACAGCCCAGATGCTGTTCAGTAAGGAGAAGATTAGCAAGGAAGAACGTCAGATTGCTAAGGCGATCTCCTTCCTTATTGCCTATGGAGGAGGGGCGTTCAACCTCGCTGAAACTACGGGTATTACAGTAGCTAAAGCTAAGAAGATTATTGGTAACTATCAGAATGTTTACCCTGCTATCTTTGAGTACATGGAGTTCGTGGAGAAGTTCATTAAGGAAAACCATTACGCCTATACTATCTTTGGACGCAGGAGAAACCTGCCTGACATTACCTCCAAAGACTTCAAGGTGGTCAACCGTGCAGCCCGTCAGGGCCTTAACTTCACCATCCAGTCCACTGCATCGGACATCCTTCTCTGTGGCCTCCTAGGGACTCACAGGCGGCTCAAAGAGGAAGGTATTGATGCCAAGCCCGTAGCTACTGTTCACGATAGTATCGAACTAATCTGCCATAAGGATGCCACTGAAAGGTGTTTGGAAATTGTCTACGATGAGCTTGTAAACTATCCGTTCATTAAAGAACACTTTAATATTCACTTCGATGTTCCATTTAAGATTGATGCTGAGGTAGGCTTCTCTTTCGGTGACGGTGTTGAAGTTGATTTCCAAAATGGCAAACCCCAAAACCTGCAAGAGATTCAGGAGTACATGAATGATTGAAGTAGAGATTACTGATGAGATGTTACTAGAAGCTAGAGACTCTGCGAAAGAGCTAGGCAAACTAAAAAACTCCATTGAGAAGGGGGCTGGAAATCTGGCTGGCTTTCTTGGGGAAATTATTGTACGCGAGACATTCGGCTACAAAAGCGAGAGTACCTACGACTATGATCTAGTAGACCCAAAAGGTCTAAAGATTGACGTAAAGACCAAGCGCACCACCGTAACTCCGAAGCCCGATTACGACTGCTCTGTCGCTGCGTTCAACACTAAGCAGAAGTGTGATAAGTATATCTTTGTGCGCGTACTGGGAGACCTATCTAAAGGGTGGATTCTCGGTGAGATGAACAAGGAAGAATACTTTGAGTCTGCTCGGTATATGAAGAAAGGAAAGATTGACCCTGCAAATGGCTTCAGGGTTAAAGCAAACTGTTATAATGTAGCCATCCAAGACCTGAAGGAATGTAAATGAAAATCCCCGTATTAGATTATGGTTATGTAGACCTCCTCAATCATACTGATGAGGGGGATCTTTTGGTAGTAAATGCTGCGAGGTGTTCGTTTGATAAACAACATGAAGAGTTCGATGAAGAGAAAGATACGAAGCTTCTTAATTACTTGGCTAAACATGGACATGTGCTTCCGTTTCGTCACCCTTCTGCTACTCTACGAATTCATGCTCCTCTTTTTGTGCTTCGCCAACTAGGTAAGCATCAGGTTGGATTCTCTTGGAGCGAAGTCTCTCGCAGGTATATCTCTGGGACACCAGAGCATCACCATCCCGACGTTGACCAGATTAGACAAGCAGCAGACAACGTAAAGCAGGGTAGCAAACTAGAGCCTATCTCTACAGCTATGGGTGAAGAACTTCACGAAGAGATGGAGGAGCTTTATGACCTCGCAGACTTTGTGTACACTAAGATGCTAGAGGAAGGTGTGTGTGCTGAACAAGCTCGCATGGTTCTCCCCCAAGCTATGTTTACCACTACGGTAACTACTGGAACCTTACTAGGTTGGTATCACATGTGGAAGCTTCGTACTGAGGAGCATACCCAATTAGAGACGCAGGAGTATGCAAATGCCATTGGAGATATCATGCACGATATCTTCCCCCTTAGCTGGGAGGCTCTATGCGAACACTCCTAATCACTGACCTACATTTAAACTCTAAAGTTCCCGGTGTTCTTGCGTCACAAGTTAAGTGCGTAAAGAACATTATTAGGGAGGAGAAGCCTACTGATATTATTATCATGGGAGATGTTTTCATGCATAGGAGACCGTCTCCTAGTGAGCTACTAGCTTGCAAAGAAATTCTGGAGTCTGCTGGTGACAAACCAGTGGTAGTCCTAAGAGGTAATCACGACAGCGAAACCAAAGCTGACGATGGGGTTACTGCATTAAGTGTTTTTGACGGACAGAATATTAAGATCGTCACTCAGACATTCACAGACAAAAGTAAAAAGCGGGTCTTTATCCCGCACTATGAAAATGAAGAACATATTATCTATCAGTTGGAGATGGCTCCTGAGGGCTATACGGTTTTTGGTCACTTCGGTTATGCTGGTTGCCTTAACTCCGTTGGTGATGCTGACTTTAGCCTTGGCCTCCGTCATTTTGGTAACACTACTTACTTGGGGCATATTCATGGTTTCCGTCAGGGACAAGGTGGACTACGAGAGACTGGTTCAACAGTAACTTGTCTTGGAACTCCCTACACGACTAACTTTGGAGAAGCCTTTAAGGATTGCTTCTATGCTATTCTGGAGGGAGACAAGGTAGAGTACAAGCAACCTCTTAGTGGCCCAAGGCACTTAGTATATAACGCTCACCAACTAGAAGACAACTTAGATGAGATTAATGACCCCCGCTTTACTACTTTTCTACGAGTAATAGTGGACGTTGATCACTTCCCAATTCCTTACGAAAAGCTTAACGTGCATTCTGTTGACGTTAAGTACTCACCAGTGTTTAATGAGGAAGATCTTTCTTCCTATAAACCAGACCGAGATCTCTTTGCTATTAACGAGATGATCATTTCGGATTATGTGGAGCAAGCCAACTCTACTATTCCAGCAGAAACTTTGATGGAGGGCTATAGGTTACTACAAGATGAGAATTGAAAAAATAAACATCCAAAATTTTTATTCGTTCAAAGATGTTTCACTTAATTTAGCTGACTATAGTGGTCTTACGGTAATCAAAGGAAAAAATCAGGATACTGGAGGATCTAACGGCTCAGGAAAGAGTGCGCTGGTTGAGGCTATTTACTTTGGTCTCACTGGGAAAACAATTCGTAAAAGCACTGAGGATAGTTTGGTCAACAACCAAGCTAAAAAGAAGTGTGTGGTGGAAGTCCACCTTACGCATGAGAATAGCTATATCGTTATTTCCCGACAAAAGAAGCCAACCAAGTTAGAGTTCCTCGTAGGCGAAGAGAATAAAACACAGGCTTCAGTAGCGGATACGCAGAAGGAGATTGATTCATACCTTAATATTAATCATAAGGTGCTTTTGGCTTCCATGTTCTTCGGCCAGTCTAATGATGTTAACTTCCTAGACTGTACGGCTGAGGATAAGAGAACTATCATTAGAAATTTCCTGAATCTCGATGACATCTTTGCGATGCGGGATAAGATTAAGTCTCACAAGTCTACGTTCTATCAAGGCATTAAAGAGAAGGATGCCGTTATCGCTGATAATAATAAGAACATTAAAAAGCTTGACGGGAAGTTAGCA